GGTATACGGTGCGGACAACGACTTTGGCAAGGGCCGAAAGGCTGACCTGATCCTGATGGAAGACAAGTCGGCGGGTATCAGCCTAATCCAAGAGCTCCAAGGTGCCGGTGTACCGGTCAGGGGGTATAACCCTGGCAGAGCGGACAAGGTGCAGCGTCTTAACATTGTCGCGCCCCTGGTAGCCAAAGGTAAAGTCTGGATACCAGAGGACAACAAACAAAAAGGGGAATACGCAAGCTGGGCAAAACGGTTCTTGCGTCAGGTTTGTTCGTTCCCAGAAGCGGGCGGGCATGATGACTACGTGGACTCATTGTCTCAAGCGTTGCGTGTGTTGCGTGACTCAGGATGGATCCAACTTGACCCATTACCAGCGAGGGATTATAGTTATGCCGATGAAGACTACTCCAAGAAGTTTGTTAATCCGTACGCCCAGTAGGGCGGAATACCCCCATTTATTGCATTAGTAGTATTATGAATCCCTTAAAGACTCCACACCAAATGTTAATGGAAGAGGCCGGAATGGCGCCTCAAAGTCCGGGCATGTTAAAAACCCCACAACAAATGATGATTGAGGAAACTAACGTGATTCCTAGGTTTGCCGAAGGAAAATCAGTAAAAGACATGCAGGCAGAATTATTTGTGGCAGAAAATCCACAAAACACCGACCCCTATTCCCATCCAGCTTTAGTAAAAGCCTTTAACCAGTTTTTCAAATAAAACATGGCAAATCCAATACTTCCTATGCAGACGGGTGCAAACCTGCCCGGTCTGGAGAATCAAGAAAACGTCAAAGAAGCTCAGATGCAAGACGTAGAGATGGACTACTACGAGGAAACTCTAGGTCTTGAGCCCAGTGATGTTGAATCGGAAGTTGTTGAGTTAGAAGATGGTTCAGTCGTTGTAAATTTTCAAGCAAAAGAAGGCCCACGTAAAAATCCAGAGTTCTATGCCAACTTGGCAGAAAGCATGGACGAGGGCACATTACAGAATTTAGCCGTTGAGTATTTAGACCTTATTGATGTAGACAAAGAATCACGCACACAAAGAGACAAACAGTATGAAGAGGGATTACGAAGAACAGGTCTTGGTAAAGACGCACCAGGCGGTGCCACGTTTGATGGCGCTAGCAAAGTGGTACATCCAGTTATGGCAGAGGCTTGCGTTGATTTCGCGGCTTCGGCAGCTAAAGAACTTCTTCCGCCAGACGGTTTAGTTAAATCTAACATTAAGGGCGAATCAAACCGCCTAAGAGAAGAAACTGCAGATCGTAAGGTCAACTTCCTTAACTGGCAGTTAACAGAACAGATTCCAGAGTACCGCGATGAGATGGAGCAGTTACTCACTCAGTTGCCTTTGGGTGGTTCACAGTTCCTTAAGTGGCGTTGGGACGAAGAACAAAAGCGACCACTGTGCGAATGGGTGCCAATTGATAACATTTTGCTACCATACGCGTCTACTAACTTCTACACAGCGCAACGTGTAACCGAAGTACAAGACATTACCGAAGACACGTTCTTACAACGTGTTGAACAGGGCATCTACATTGACATCGACAGTGCGTACTCATCTGACGCGCCGTTAAACGATCAGACCCAGTCTGAAAAAGCAAACAACAAGATTGAAGGCAAAGACATGCCTTCTAAGAACATTGACGGACTGCGTCGTGTTTATGAGATTACATGTTTTATGCGTTTGGAAGAAGACGCGGAGACAGACGGCCAACGTGCCCCTTACATTTTAATGATTGACGAGACCACAAGCAAAGTCTTGGGTCTGTATCGTAACTGGGAAGCAAATGATGCGAAGTTTGAAAAATTGGACTGGTATGTCGAGTTTAAATTTATCCCTTGGCGTGGCGCTTATGCTATTGGTCTTCCCCATCTTATTGGCGGCCTTAGCGCTGCTCTCACTGGCGCTCTACGTGCTCTATTGGACGCGGCGCATATTAATAATTCCCAAACACTACTTAAACTCAAGGGTGGACGAATTGGTGGCCAAAGCGATCGAATCGAACCTACGCAAGTAGTTGAGATTGAAGGCGCACCTGGAGTAGACGACGTTCGTAAGATTGCAATGGCTATGCCATTCAATCCACCGTCTTCTGTATTGTTAGAGTTAATGGGATGGCTAACTAACGCCGCTAAAGGTGTAGTAACTACCGCCGAAGAAAAAATCGGTGACGCAAGTAGCGAAACGCCAGTTGGCACCGTGCAGGCACTTATCGAGCAGGGCGCTAAAGTATTCTCTAGCATCCACGCGCGCATGCACCGCAGCCAGGCTAAATCGTTGGCAATCATTTCCCGTATCAATCACTGGTACTTGTCGGAGATGGACAACCAGTCTGGTGAAGAAATCCAGGTTCGTGACTTTGCATATAACAGCGACGTACGTCCAGTATCCGATCCTAATATTTTCTCTGAGACACAACGTTTGGCACAAAACCAAGCGCTGTTGCAAATGGCTCAGAGCGCACCGCCCAATATGTTCGACATTCGTGCAGTATATCGTCGAATCCTTGGACAGCTTAAAGTTCCCGCAATTGATGAGGTCTTACCAAATCCGTTAGGTGCAAAAGAATCCAACCCAGCGTTGGAAAACGTGTCGATGACTATGGGTCGACCAGCAGCAGCGTACCCCGATCAAGATCACATCAGCCACATCAAGATCCACATGCAATACGCTATGGATCCTGCATATGGTGGGAACCCCGTAATTGGTCCGGCGTTTGCGCCCCATGCCTTAGAGCATATCAAACAACATTTAACTTTGCACTATCTGCAATCTATGCGTGGTTATGTAGCGCAGGCTTCAGGCGGGCGCGATGTTCTTGAGTTGCACCAAGAAAAGCCATTGGATTTGGAATCACAACAAGCCTTGGCCTTGGCAGCTCAGTTGGTATCACAAGACGCACAGATGACAATGCAGCCGTTTGTTCAGCAGATCCAACAGTTGGCGCAAAAAGTACAACAAGCTCAACAGCAACAGCGTCAAGTTCAAGCTGAGTCTGATCCAACCGCTCAGGTTATTCTTAAGACCCAAATGGCTGAAACCCAGCGTAAACAAGCTGAAGCTCAGGCTAGAATGCAGATGGAAACAGCTAAACATCAGCAAGATTACGAACTTAAAATTGCTGAATTGCAACGTCAAGTGCTTGACCTACAGGCTAAGTACGAAACTCAGGCTACTATTGACTCACAGAAGAACGCAACCCAGATTGCGTTGGCTGACATCAACAACTCTGCTAAAGAGCGTGTAGCGTCAATTACAGCCGGCGCCGGTTTGGCTGCTGACCATCTTGCTATGCAGCGAGAGCAAAATGAGCTAGCTATCCAGGCAACTAATGAAGCCGAACGTAGCATTCGTGACCATGGCATCGAAATAGAAAAACAACGTTTTGCACATGAAACCCAAATGGCTCAGAAAAACGCTGACGCTATGTTGGCTCAACAGCAATCCGCAGTAGATGCACAAAACCAAGCAGCATTACAACAGCAACAAGCAAGTTTACAACCACCCACACCCCCAACAGGAGCAACAAATGTCTGATGAGAATTTAAAAGGTTTTCGCCAAGTTTACCAAGAAACTGGCAATATGGGTTACGGCGGCGGTCCTGGCGAGAAAAACCTCGACAAGGGCGCTTCTGGCAGCCACAGAGATAACAACTGGAAAAAAGGCGCAGCCCAAAACAAAATGGCCAAAGAATGTAAAGTTGGCCCAGATAAAAACCTTAAAGATATTGGCGGCGGCAATTTTTATTGATTTTAGGGCGGATTCCTTCATAACCTTGCATTAGTAAGATTATGAAGGACTTTATATCTGAAATTATTTCGCGTACGCGAGACGAACAAGCAAAACTGGCGATTACTCTTACCGCCGGCATTAATGTTAATTCTTTTGATGATTACCAGCGTTTAGTTGGTAGATTTGAGGGATTTAAAGAAGTATTAGACATCATTGATGAAATTTTAAGAGAAGACGACGAAGACGAATCGTAAGATTTAAGAAAGGAGATGCCGCATGGCATTTGATTTATCACAAAAGGAAGACCCAGATCTTCGCTCGGAAGCCGAGTGCTTTCCAGACATTGATCCAGGTATTGAAGTAGCCGGGGATCGTGTTTTAGTCCAACTAAGACGCGAAAAAGCTAAAAGTAAGGGTGGAATTATCCTCGTAGATGAGACCCGACAGACGTTACGTTTTAACGAGACTGTAGCTAAAGTACGCCAGATTGGCCCACTAGCATATAAGTCGCCAGATACCCTAGAGCCTTGGATTGAAGGCCCTTGGTGCAAAGAAGGCGATTTGGTTAGAACCATCAAGTACGGCGGTGACCGTTTTGTTGTTAATCCGGATGATGAAGGCGCCCCCGTGGTGTTTATTACTATCCAGGCACGTGAAATCATCTCGCGCATTAAGTCATTTGACCATGCGCAAAAGATGAAAGCGTTTGTAGACTAATTTTGAAAGAAAATTATGGCAGATAATGAAAAAGACATACCCGTCAAAGAACAAACTGACGGCAGCGCACTGGTAGCGTATGAAATGGAACCAGATCCTCTTGCTGATGCTGAAGAAGAGCCTAAAAAAGAAGTAAAGGCGGAAGAAACAGATGAAGAGCCAGATGAAGATCAAGAAGATTCTTCAAATGAGCAAGATGAAAATGAAACAGACGAAGACCGGGAACGGATTCGTGAAGCACGCAGAGAAAAGCGTCGGCTGAAAAAAGAATTATCTAAACAGCGCGACGCAACAGCTCGTAACAAGATTAGCGCACTTGAGCGCCGCAACGCTGAGTTGGCTGAACGTTTAGCCAAAGTAGAAAACGCAGCAGCATCATATCAGTTTGCACAACTAGATAAGTCCATCGAAGATGAGGCTACCAGAGTTGAGTATGCAAAAATGAAAATGTTGCAAGCCGCGCAATCTGGCGATGCAGCAGGTCAAGTTGAGTTTTTAGAGCAATTGACAGACGCTAAAGAGCGTTTGAAACAAGCTCAGTATTACAAAAAACAACAGCTCGAGCAGGCAAAAGCCCCTAGGCAAAACGTACCAAACGAAATTAGCACCGAAGTGCAATATAATGCAACTCAGTGGTTAAAGAAAAACTCTTGGTACGATCCGCAGGCTCGAGATACAGATAGTAGAATCGCCAAGGTAATTGATCAAGAACTTGCCGCAGATGGTTGGGATCCAAGTGATTCCGAGTACTGGGAAGAGTTAGACAATCGTTTATCGGCACGTCTGCCACACCGCTACACCTCAAAAGGCGGTC